TCAAGGTCAAAAGCGACTTCAGGAGATTTTTTTTCTTCTGACATATCAGTCTCCGTTGATGAGGATTTCTCCTCGCTTGGCTGCTCAATTTTAACAGCGTCTGCTGCTGCGGTTGAGTTAGCCTGTAAAATTTCTTTTTGGTACCGTCTGTAATCTTCCATATTATCAAATGACTTTGCTAATCCAAAGGTTGCCCCTTGGTTGCAAGGCACTGATACTACAGAAACTTCAAACAGTTCCGCATCTTTAATTTTGTACCCATCGGTATCAGTCATATATTCAGAATCTTTACATCTAAATCCAACTGAAAATGCTCCGAGGACACCATCTTTCACTAATTGAGTAATGTCACCTGCAGCTTTAGATATTTTTGCAGTAATATCTAAACCTTTGTCAGTGACTTCTAAACCTGTTGCTCTACCGATAGGCTTATTATAGTCATGGTTAAAAAGAATGATTGGATTAGTTTTAAAGTTTTCTAATCCTCCTTTAGTCCATGCTTCTGTTTCGATAATATCGCCAGCTCTATCTAGTGCATTTGTACTTGCAGAACCTTTGATGTTTATTCCGCCATCATCGGTTTCGCCTAAGGTTTTGAAGGTACTCGTCCAGTGATAAATTTTATTTGACATCTTTAGTTTCCTTTTTCACAGTCTTTTTAGGAGCAACCTTTTTCTTAGGTGCTGCTTTTACGACTGGTGCCGGGACAGGATATCTTTTCGTTACTTGCGCTAACACTCTGTTCCATGAACCAAATGCTCTTCTGAGTAAATAGTCTTTGACAGGAACATCATTGCCGAAAGATTTATATGTGCTTAAATCCATTGTTACAACGTTTTTTAACGCTATAAAATCGGATAAAGCCTTTATCATCTTGTCTTTTGTCATTATTCTTCCTCACTTGGCGGGCCTTCTTGTGGCCTGCCGCCTTCTTCGGGGTTTGCGGCTGAACCTGCGATATTCGCAGGAACTCTTGGTGTATCAAATCCTTCCACTCTTTCAAGTCTTAATGCCTCCCTTGCTTCATTCGGTGTCATAATACCTGTATTGACAAGTGTAGCATAATAGCTTGCTTGGTCTCTTAATTCAGGTTGAAGTGCAGGTACATTACTTACATCTTCATCAAGTTTGAAACCGAAGTATCTCTCGAAAGCATACCTAATCTTATTAGTGATTGGTAGTATGGTTTCTAAATAATATAGACGGTGGTTTGGTCTAATATTAGCATTATTACCGCTGTCCATCAAAATTGGTGGCACACCTAGTGCTTCAAGTATTATCTTTTCATTGTCCTTTACGGCTTCTTGAAAATCTAAATTCTTAAAGTTTACTTCACTAAGGTTTTCCACTTCTAAACCACCATCCAAAAATAGTGGTCTTCGTCCACCAGACTGTGGGTTATATCTAGCAACCCATGCCTGCAACATTCTTTCTTTGATTTTTTCAGAAAGAGTGTTTGGTGACTTTAGTACCAATCCTGGTACTGCTCCATTTTTAAAGAAGTTATCTTGAAAGTTTCTCATATTAACTAATAATTGCATAGTTCTATGAGCGGGTTTCAATCTTGGAACTCCTCTATAAATTGAGTGAAAACTGTTTTCTTTTATGTGGATAATTTCATTAACACTATAATCTATACTGTTATTAAAAGTATATTTTTCTATATATGTATCAGTATCAGTATGAATTGTTACCTTCTCTGCTGGTAAATGATACAAATGAGCACCATCATAATAAACAAATATGTTCCCATCTATTAGTAAGTCAATTAGTAAATTTCTTTTGAATGTACTAACATCTTGGAACGGATTTGGTTCTTTGTTTAGTAGTAAATCTACTCTAGTTTTTCTCACATTTCTCATTACTGGAGTAGTTCCCTGAATTTGCTCTTGCACTAAAAAGGGAATATCAGAAACATCGTCAACGATCATGTTAACTGCTCTGTTTATAACTTCTAATTGTTCATAAGCGTTTCTATAACTTATTACAGGCTCTCTTGAATCTACAGTAAGTCATTCATCTCTGGAAATAACGTACTGCGCAGGGTTGAGTTTTTCTTCAACCTCTGGTGTTCTGCCTAATAAAAAATCATACCATGCCATATTTGTCTCTTTGAATCTCCACCCATCTTTGTTGCTTTTCTGCTGTTATTAACTTAGGGCGTTTACCGTAAATGCCATGTAATCTTAAATGATGACTATGACACAATGTAACAGCATGTGTATAAACTTTGTCTTCGTTTTCTTTTATAAATTCTTCACGAAGTGCTAGTATTTGTTCTTCAGTTTCAATTGTGATTTTGTTTTCTTTCATCCACCACTCTAGTAACTCGGTTAATCCGTAAAAGTGATGAAAGTCCAGATTCTCCGTACTTCCGCAAATGTAACATTCCGTATCTTTTTTATATTTCGACTTGGCCTTGTCACGAACATATTTAACTAAATCTCTTTTTAAAGTCATAAACCTACTTGTATATAAGAATTGTAGCAAAAATTTAAACTCATGTCAAGAACTATTTTTGATAGGTATAATTAGAAGGTAGTGGCGCTTGTTTCAAACGAATACAAAGCATAACGAAGCGCATCTGCCATGTGGGATGCATAATTGTGTTTAGGTTTTTCCTTTAATAGATTCGGGTTTGGGTCCCATTGGTATTGATCTAAACAGAGTAGAGTTTCTTTGCAAGACTGATGAACGAAAAGTTGATCATTATCTACAATACCAGCTACTGCTCCTATACCATCTAGTACTGACTTTTTGGCATTAATAGTAGTAATATCATAGTTCTGTGCAAGATCAAATCTCGTTTGTTGAGCTGCAGAATCAATATAAATATAATCAATATTCCATTTATCAATTAACTTTTTAATTTCT